AACGTAGAAAAACAAGGTAAATATGCTGGAGCATATATTTCTCTAGAATCAGTATTTGATGCATCAAGCTTATTATTCAATATTAAAGATGCGGGTCTTCCTCTTGGATATACCCCAAATAAGTATTTTGCAGTAAAGTTGAACACAGATGCTCATGATACTACATCTTTATATTCTGATACTCATAACAATACAGGTATAGGAGCAGTTTTAGGTGAAACTCTATTAGATAGATTGAACGTATTCGGTAATCAGTCTGTATTTAACCCTTATGATGCTACTACAATTTTAAACATTGATGGAAAAACAGCTGGTTCAGCTGCTAGACTATCACTATCTTTAGGTAGACATCAGAATGCTATTAATAAAATTTGGAATTTCGACATATCTCCTAATTATGAAGGTGTAAAAATATTCGGATTAGAAAATTCAATTGATCATGCTGTTTTACATATGAACGTACTTCCAGGTATCGATAGTGCACCTACAGGTAGATTAAGTGTAGGTAACGAAGATGGTGTAGCAAGTTTAGAAGTAGGTACAATCACACATGGTAGAGTAAGTATGGGACAAATACCAGCTTCTCTAACAGATGGTTGGGCTGATTCATATATTGGATTCAATGCAAGAAGAAATGTAGCAGCTAACGGAACATGGTATTTTGACACAGATGGAACAAACAATGCAGGTTCTGTACTTTGGAATTCAGTAAAAGATTCTGTTACCGGACTCAATATAAATTCTACAACTGGTAACACACAATCTACAAAAAGTGATACTTGGTTATTAGACGGCAGTGTTTTATTCAAAAAAGGCACAGTATCTAATGATTCTGTGAAAATTCTTTTAAATTCTGCCAATCTTATAGAAAGTAATGCAAATAAATTACCGGATTTAGTTATCGGTGCAGATTATACATTTAACTTTAACGATAAGACATCAGGTATCGGTTTAGGAAATGGTGTACCAATAGAATGGCTTGGTTCGCATGGAGGTAATCCTATTCAAGCATCTGGTTTCAGATTAGTGAATACCGAAGTAAATGACACAAGCTCTATATTTAGCATACAAAATAGAACTAAAGAAGACACTTGGTGGAACGATATCATAAGATTCTACGGCGGAAATAACACAAAAGCTAAAACGTATCAAGGCTCTGTTGTAATAGGAGGTATTACTAATACATCTACACCAACAGATACTTTTACAGATGCTATGCTAAATATTGTTGGTAATTATGCACTAACAGGAGGTAAAGACTTATTAAGTATAGTAACTAATACGTTTGATACAGCATTAACTGTACTATCTAACGGTGATTTCCAACTTAATAAATTAGTGTATCTTACAGAATATCAGAATAATGTATTAGTAACATCCGGAGGAGATTTATTGAATACTTATTCATTACCCGATACTCCCAATAAAGTAGATGTGTCAAAAGCTACAGTTCCAGATACTACAACAGATGCTGCAAATCTTATTGCATCTCTAGATGACTTAGTAACTGATCCAACTTTATTGGCGCCACTAATAGATGAACATAATATAGCAACTAATGAATCATTAAAATGGCTCATTGACTTTGCTAATGCAGTAAAACTTAGATTCAAAGACACGTATGCTAAGACCGAAACTTATGCTAAGACCGAAACTTATACTAAAGATGAAGTCGATGCAGAACTAGCAGCCGGAACAGATAAAACACCGGTTGGTGTAATAGTTGCATGGCCTGGTCCTGTAATACCTACTGGATGGCATGAATGTGAAAACACAACACTCTTCCAGCATCCAAGTTATGGAGCACCGGGTAATCAGGCTTTATTTGACGCAATAGGAGGTGATAGCTCACCTTATGGATTCGGAGCAGGACTTTATTCACATGCATTTAGACTGCCATATATTCCACCAATGGGAGCTCCTACTGTAGCAGACCCAACCAGAGTTGTAAGTTTAACTTTAGTAAATGGAGGAACAGGATATGCAACAGGTTCAGCCACGGTAGGTAACATATCATATGGTGGAACGTATCCAAAGGCGCATCTTACAGTTAGTGGAGGTATTATTACTGCTATAGAACTTTTAGATTCACAAGCAGGTTTTGCAGATGGTATAGTTGGTACTATTATACAGGGTTCGGCTAATAATGCTACATGTATAATGCATACAGCTAAGATTGGATATGTAGGAGGTGTAATAAATCAAGGATTACGTATTGAACAAACACCAGCTCATATACACACAGTAAATGGCATAAGATTGGAAACGATAGATGGTACAGGTAGTCAATCTGGACCAGAAGGTGGTATATCTGGAGGTAGTGCAATTACTACAACTTCAGTAGGTAATGACATGACACACAATAACTTGAGCCCATTTGCATCTATGAAATGGATCATAAAAACAGGAACTCTAACTTTAGCTACTCCTACATATACTCCTCCTACTGTATTTACTTATGCTGCTACGACTGTATTAGCAGAAAGCGCAATAGCAAATGGTAACGTATCAGATGATGGTGGTTCTACTGTATCAGCTAAAGGATTCGTAGTTAATACTACTGGTAATCCTACTATGTCAGATACTGTAGTACCCGGAGGTTCAGGATTAGGATCATTCTTCGTAACGTTATCAGGATTGACAGTAGAAACTACATACTATATTAAAGCATTTGCTACTAATACAACTGGCACAAGCTTTGGTGCAGAACAAACCTTTACTACAACTGCCGCAATAGTAGATAACTACATAAATGTTGCCCAGACAGGCCCAGATAGTGTACAAGTATATAGTACATTCTTCGTTAACAGTAATATCGAAGCACATGTAAATGTGACATATGATGATTCTTCAACATCTACTGAATTTATCACAATTAACTATGGCGATACATCAGCTAATGCATATGGCCTAGGATCAGGATCTAATATAGTAGCAGTATATATAAATTCTTTGAATATAACATCAGATAGCATGTACAATTACATAATCTTATAAAAATTAAATAAATTATGAAAACTTATTTTTTAATATTCGCAGTAATAATGTCATTATTATTTCTTAGACAATGTCAGACTAATAAAGATAAAGATCGAGAAATTACACGTCTTAATCAAAATCTCACGGCACAAAATGATACAATATCTAAATACGTTGCTAGTAATGGCAACTTAGTAACAAAGATCAATGGGTACGTGTTCGATATTAAAAAAGACAAAGCCACTATACAAGAACTTGCTGGTGAAAACTATAAGCTAAAAGGCACTGTAGCAGTATTAGATGCTAAGATAGTTGAACTTACAAATAAAAAGATACCTAGTACAGTCGTTTCTACGTCTGATTCAACCGGGAATATTTTAATGGCTGATTCTACTGTATACAATAAGAATAATTACGTTAAGTTTTATGCAAGCGTACCATACAGTATCATAAATAAGAAGATTGATTCTCCTAACAAATCTGATATACATCCAATTTTGACAACAGGTGATGTTACATATAGAAGAGAATCTGCTATGGAATTATTTGCAAGATTTCAAGAAGAAAAAGGAGCTATGAAATTAATCGTAGAATCTCCAAATAAAAGCATCATAATAACTGACATAAAAGGAGGAGTAATTAGAGGAGAAGATTTGCCATCATCTATGAGAATGGAAGCAAGAAAAAACTGGGGATTCGGTTATTCAGTCGGCGCAGGCTTAGGATATGATCCATTTTCAACAAGAATGATGCCAGTTATATATGTCGGCATAGGTATAAATTATACACCAAAAAAGATACAGTTTTAATGAGATCATCAACGCTCTTACAACTTTCACCATATATTCTTCTTGAATATATTTACGGTGATGCAACAAGCACTTACGCAGCATCATCTGTAAAATTGTCAAGATTGACTAATGAGTATACAGGAGAACGAACATTCCTAAATGGACATGCATCTAAAAACGTCACTGGAAATGTACTAGATAACACTGGTACAAATCTTAGTGGTGCAAACTGGGTGTCTCTAGATAGAGATGTTCCAGTTCCCTATATTTCTCAGGATGCTAAAATGACATTCACTGATCTTACACCAATTCTATCATCTTTAAATGTTGTATATGATACTGTAAGATTCCATATACAGAGCGGATATAATTTTGATAATGTAGAAGGATTACTACTTCAATCATATGTAAGAGAAGCTAAAACTAGTAAGATGGCTAATCTGACTAGCAGTTTTGTTTTGAAAAGTACAGATCGTATCCTGTTTAATGCAACACCATTCTATATGACTGATCGTGTATATGATCGTTACATCGATATTCTTATACCCTCAGTTAAAGTAGCAAATGATGACTATTATGCTAATCCTGCGAATAAAAATTCAATCGGAGGACAATATTCATCAGATGGAAATGGATTCTTGATAAACAGTAACATTTATGTAAAAGCTACAGAAATTGATTCTATTAGTAAGAAAAATGGCATAACATATTTTAAGACTAATGCTGCTTATACTGTAACAATTAGACAGGATGACATCTATAATTCAGTATCTGCTATAGTAAAAGAAGCTGCAGACGGTGATTACTTTGAGTTTTATCCGACTAATAATGGATCATTCATAGAAGAACTTATTTTTGACTTAAATTCACAAGGAGGAAATTATGTAGTCATAAATCAGATAGACATTATAGAGCAAGTAGGATTTGAATTTGTTAATACATTCTCATTTACTAATATGCAAAGTACAGGTTTTGATGCACCTTACACATTCAGACCAATTTTGAAATATGCCGATGTATCACCTTCTTTTTCTATTGAGTATACTGCACGTATTTACAATACTGAAAATGCATTCCAGATAATAAAAAAGGCTGCAACTACATCGTATAATCCAAAGAAGTATGGAAAGAATATGGAAAGAATTGCATTAAGTAATGTTACATCTCCATTAAAAGTCTATAACAAAGTGTATAGCGGACAAAAAATTGAATATGCTGCTTCTAGCACCACTCAATTTAATACGATCTATGTACCTGTATATTATGACAGTAAAAATCTATTTGTTGGATCAAAGAATGTGTTAGCTGAAGGAGCAAATCCTCTTAGTCCAAACTTTAATGCGAATGATGTATTCTTCGGTCAAGGATATGCTAGAATCTATTTGGGTAACTTTGATCAATACTTTAAATTTTCAATTCACCAATTAGTATCAAAAACAAATTCATTAGATGATGTCGATCTTTCTAAATTGGACGTAAGTATAGCATTTGAAGATATATACGGCAAGCTATTTACAATTCCTGCATTGCCAAGTACTACAGAAAACGATAAATATCATGGAGAAGTCGTATTTAAAATAGATGCAAATGTGAAAACAAGAATTGGTCTAACAACTGGTTCTACAAAATCATTCTATATTCTTAGTACTACTAATACATCAGAAAATATAAAGCTTTATTCTGGCACTGTACAAACTGACGATAATATGACTAATGAAGCAAGTAGAATCACATCTATTGGATCACAAGCTATAACTCTAAAAGATTTAGCTACTATAAATAGTACTGCTACAACCCAGACAATTGATACAAACCTAAATATAGCTACTTCAAGCAATTCTATACTTTCTCAGATAAATCAAATGAATGTTGCTACAGTACAAACTAGTTCTAATACACAAGTCATAAATCCAGTGATACCAGGTTTCACGACAGATGATAACGCACAAAGCATGATGGCTATATCACCAATAACAACTACTTAATATGATACTTAACGCAAAAAATAATGCATTCGTATTTACTTTACCGAAAGGATTTATAAGTGATAAGCTTGAAGACAAATATAGCTTTTATCTAAAGAGATTGCCAACACCTTTCGATACTATATCTACATATTTAAGTCATACAATACAATCTGTAACTTTTCCTCAAGTTAGTGCTACACCAGTAGAACAAACATTGGATAAAGTACCACAGTATTACAGACAATCTTTCGATATTGAACGATTAATATCGAAAGAATTTACTGTAAACTTTAAATTAGCTGACGGATACTTAAACTACTGGATTCTTTTTGAACAATTCATGGAGAATATGCAGATGACAAAGAAGACACCTGAATATTCACCCGATATGAATCTTCGTTTTCTAGACAGGGATGGATATCAATTAGTAAGTGTCAATTTTGTTCAACCGTTCATTCTTAACATAGATTCAATAGACATGTCATATGCATCAGTAGGATATGAATTTAAAACCTTTGGAATGACATTCAAGTATAATCAATTTAAAATAAATGTAGATTTAGACTGATGAGTGAAAATTGGAAAGATAAAGTACAGAAAGATATTTATGAACATGATTTCTATTTGATAACTTTCGAAGAGTATGGGAGTAAATATTATGAAGAAATTAATAGATATGTCAAAGAGGGCGGCGGTGCTTTGTATAATATACAGTATGAAACTGATCAGCAAGGTGTACATTCTACACTTGTGATACAAGTTATGGAAAATGAATTAATAACTCGACAATATCGTATAGATATAAAGAATGATAAATTGATTACTGTCGCAGTCAATATGGGGCATAAAACAAATCTTATGACAGAAAAACTTAGACCACTGATTAACTATATCAGAAATTCCGATGAGATTCAATGGTATCTGTCTGGAGTAGCAAATAGATGTACGTTAAATGATTGGACAGAAAAAGGAAAATCATGGGCTATGCATGAATATAGAGGAGCTGCATTAAGCAAGAAATATGGGTTTTGACATTATAGATATATACTAAAAATTAAATATAATGCAAATGAAAACGTTTAATGAAATGAGAGAAGAAAAAACTCTCAATGAATATATCGTTATCAACGAAGATGAATTTCAATTTCTTAACGAATCTGAAAAACAAGAACTGTCAGAAGTTCTAAAAGAGTTTGGAGATAAGAAAATATCTGAATTGGATGAAGGAATATTAGGCAGAATCTTTGGTGGAGTAACAGGATTTATAGTAGGACCAGCTATAGGTAAAGTTATAGCTTCAGCTCTAGGAGTAGATAAAGGTATCATATACGATATGCTTACATCTAGACTTGTGAGTACAGCACTAGGATCAGCTATAGCAAAACATATTGGCTCTAAATGACATACATCGGAATAGATATGTCAAAAAATTCACCTGGTGTTTGTATACAGACTTCTGATGGATACAGATTTCTCTCTTTTATACGTGGTCAAGACAAAGGGAAAATAGCTACTCACTATACAACTATGAAAGATAGAGGGGTAGAAATTTATTTTTACCCTAGTGTACAACCAGCTAAAATGGAATATTCAGAATCTGAAGTTTGGAAAGCTAATGATGCTATGGAATATGCAGAATGGATAATTTCTCATTTACCAGATGAAGCTGATGGAGTAGGAATAGAAGGATTCTCATACGGTTCAAGTGGAAACTCATTCATAGACATTGTAGGATACGGATATGCAGTACGTACCGCAATAGTAAAAAAGTACGGTAAAGATAAATTTTGTGTATTTTCGCCAGGAAATGTAAAGAAAATGGCAGGTAAAGGAAATGCGAATAAAGAGCTTATCATGGAATTTTTCATGAATTTAACGGAAGATAATAATGTTACGCATACTTTCTTTTGGAAAGGATTACATTCAGGAGAGATTGATAGAACTAAAAAACCTGTCGATGACATTGTCGACTCATATTATATACAGAAATGTACATACGAAAAATTTACTAGCATTTAAATGAAAGCTTTTGTCCCATTTCATCAACATCTTTTAGTACGTGGAACTATGAGAAACCCAATTATCGATCCATTAAAGTTAAACCTCTGGTTTAAATCTTTAGTTGAACTAGTAGACATGGAAATCTTAATGGCTCCGTGGTCTATCTACGTAAACGATTTGGGAAATGAGGGCATAACGGGTATAGTTTGTCTTTCTACATCACATTCATCCCTACATGTGTGGGATAAACTTGAAGAACCTTTATTTCAATTCGATCTATATTCATGTAAACAATATGATGTAGATATTGTTATTTCATGGCTAAATGAAATGGACTTAATAGAATACGATTGGATGCTAATAGACAGAAATTCAACGCTTTCATTACAAAAAACAGGTACAAATGGAACCGCTTTATCTCATTGATAACGATCACGACTATATTACATGGGATAAGATTTGGTTTAACGTTGATGCAAATTATACAATTAGATCATGAAATTAGAAATTGAGAAAGAGAATAGTATTCTAGCAATTATAGAAGCTAGACCTAAGTTTAAAGCTCTGACTGATATGGGAATAAACTTAACGTCTACTAAAAGACAAATAGATAATTGTTCATTCTTATTTACTATCAATCAGGATTTCATAGCTTTTACAGGTGAAGAAATTAAATCTACAAACTCGAAGATACCTTGGACATATGATCCATATAATCTACCCAATAATCCATGGGTAGTATGGCTTACACCAAGAGGTAAAATAATGAATGGCCACAAAGACGGTATACAAACGGGTGGATATACTAGCTGTGGCGAAAAAATCACAGATTTAACAAAACCTACACTTACTACTGACGATATAGATAATGCATTAGACTCGATTATAAAGGCGTGGAAGTTAAGAATAGAACGTATGCAAAAGAATGGTTGGAGTGTATTCACTTCACTTAAAGATAGACATGACCATAGAGGAATACTTCTAAGTAAAAAATTTGGGTTTTGAATAAAATAGAGAACTTTTTTTAAAATAACACTAATATATAAACAAATCAATTAATTATTCACCTAAAAGAAAGTCATTAAGTTAGATGATTTTCAACTAAACGAGCAAATCAGAACATTTTTTTAGGCATTCTAGAATAAATGTAAAACAACAAATTAATTAAATGGGCATTATGGAAAACTTTCAAGACATTTTCAATCTCGACTCACAAGACTTCGTCGAAAAAACCACATCAAAGGAATCTGACCTTTACAAACCAAACGCTAAAGACGGTAAAGACAACACGTACAAAGCTTTAATCAGATTCATCCCTTTTTGGAAAGACCCCAAAAAATCAAAGATCAAAAAATTCTCTTATTGGCTAGAAGATCCATTGACTGGAGACGGTTTCTCTGTCGACTGTCCTTCTACTATCAACCAGAAATCTGTATTACAAGATACTTTCTGGAAGCTTAAGAAATCTCAATCTGTAGCAGAACAAAAACTCTCAGATAAGTTTAAGAGAAGAGAAAATTATTATGCATTAATTCAAATCTTAAAAGATGATCAACGTCCTGAAATGGTCGGTAAAATCAAGATTTTGAAATTTGGTCAAAAATTAAATGCAATAATTCAATCAGAATTGCAACCAGAGTATGGCCAACCATACAATCCATTCGACCTAATTAAAGGTAGACCAATGGCACTTCACGTTACATTGAATGCTGGGTTTAACAACTACGATCTTTCGAAATTCATTGGTGATGCATTTCCAGCAATAATGAATAGTAAACAAATAGAAGGCACGCAAGAATCAATGCGAGCATTCTTTGAACACTTAAAAACTGCTTCACCTGACCTTTCAATGTACGATTACAGAGAATGGGATGATGACACTCACAGCAAAGTTAAAAGCATTATTGAAAATACTGTTCCTTCAATGAGAACATCAGAAAATATTGCTAGAGAATCTGCTTCTGCATCAAGAACTTCAAGACCTTCAGTAGACATCGATTTAACTCCTTCTACTGTAGACGAAAAACCTTTCGATATCAATAACATTAACTTCGATGGATTGGAAGAAGGCGGAGATTTTGAAAAAGATTTATACGCAGGACTTTAATTTTTAATTCTGAAATATTCTAAAAAAGAGCATAAAGAAATTTATGCTCTTTTTTTCTCTATACACTTATTTTATGGAAAATATCGAGCAAACGAATTTAGTTTTTTCTTTTACACCTATGGATGTCGAACAACCTTTCGATGATGTATCTTTATGGCGAAAAATAGAAAAATCATTACGCAATATAGTAAATAGACGATTTGCAGATAACGTTAAACACGGTGTAAAAATGTATACTGACAGACTAGCAATAGCTTGTCCATACTGTGGTGATTCTGTACAATCTCCTTCAAAGAAACGTGGGAATATATTCTTAGATTCTGCTAACTTTCATTGCTTCAACGGTAGTTGCGATGCACATGTATCAGTAGTTCAATTACTGAAAGATTACGGCGAACTCAACGACTATAATGCTGATGAGTTAATGTATCTTAGAAGAAAAAATAAAGAGAGCAATAATTCAGTCTCAGGTAAAAAGATACGTATATTTCAAAGTGTAGATAATCTATTCTCAGAAGAAGCTATGAATTTGACAGTTTCTCGTGAATATTTTGTGAAAACATTACGCTTACAAGAAATTAGAGGTTCTAGAATACAAAGATATTTAGAACAACGCTTGCAGAAAGATTTTCATAAATTTGCATTCGATCCTAAAACAGGACAACTTTATGTAATGAACTTAACTGCTGACGGTACTAGAATTCTGGGATTTCAAATAAAGACGTTCAATAAGAAGGCACCGTATATAACTTATAAAGCATCAAAAGTTCGAGAATATGTTGGATTAAGTGATGGTGACCCAGAATTGCTCGAAAAGTTAGATACAATATCTACCACATTCGGTATCATGAATATAGATTTAGGTCGATATATCACGGTATTTGAAGGTCCATTAGATAGTTTCATTTTTCCAAATTCAGTTGGTGTATGTTCAGCTAAGAACGATTTTCCATTCGAAATAGATGAAATACGTTATTTTTACGACAATGATAAGACAGGTAAAGAATGGGCTATGAAAAAGATGAATGAAGGCTATCCAGTATTTCTCTGGAAAAAGTTCATAGAAGAAAATGAACTTTATGAATACGCATCTAAAATAAAAGACTTAAATGATTTACTTATCATGATAAAACGTCACAATCTCAAGATAAAACCTCTAGTCAATTACTTTAGTGGTAATGCTAAGGATGACGAAAGCTCACGATACGATATTATTTGGATATAATGAAAGAGTACATTTTAGGAATAACGGAAGACTATAAACCTGATCATATTGACATGATTATGGAAGATAAAATAGCTACAGTTGTAGCATTTAACTGTGATTCTCTAGAAATAGAATATACAGAACTTGAAATGAGTTTTTCTGAGCCTAAATTAAAAGTTAAATCTGAACCAATAATACAACATGTCGAACTTACCTCAAGAAAATCAAAATCAGAGCTCTTCTGAAAAATCATTTGCTGATGTCTTTGCAGATGAAAGAATAGAATGGATGGAAAAACTAAAAGACACATCCGCAAGATTTAGAAAAATAGAAGATATGGCAGAAGTGCAAGTCATTCTTTATTCAGATCGACAGATAGCATTAGAATATATGTTCAAGCTTATGAGCATACATACTAAGCTTAAGAAAGTTATGTTAGAGGCTTGGAAAAAAGCATACGATAACTTAGAGAATGCAGATATACGCTATAATGACAAAGAACGTATGAAAATGGCAGATAATGCAATATCGGCAGTGAAATATAAAACAGATACTGTAAGCAATCATATTGAATACTTCAGAGAGACAATAAAGACTATCGATAATATGATATTTGGAGTTAAACACAGAATAGATATTGAAAACTATAAAGCAGGATTAAAATAAGATTCTTATTGAATGAAATTTAATGTAACCGAAAACTGTAAATTTTTAAGATTAATAGAAGCTACTGATTTAGAACTTGAGCAATTGCATCACAGTTTAAAGAAAAAGATCAGAGGACATTTCTATAACCCGCTAGTGAAGAAAAAGTTGTGGGATGGATCTATCTCTTTCATAAAGGATGGATATATTCAGATTGGGTTGTGGAATGAACTATTCATTATCGGTGAGCAGTTTGGTTATCCTGTTGAAATATACGGTTTAGATAAAATAGTTGATTCAGAATTTGATGCTCAACGCTTCAAAGATTGGTCAACAAAACATTTCGAAGGCAATAAATATCAGCCTAGAGACTATCAATTAGATGCGGCTATTGCAATCATGAAGCACAGAATCACTTCTTCTGAAATTGCAACATCATCTGGAAAGACACTTATCACTTTCTTAGTCTACGGTTATTTGAAAAGTATCGGTCAGCTAAATAAAATGCTCATTATTGTACCTAATGTTACGCTTGTAATGCAATTAAATGATGACTTTGACGAGTATAATAATGGCAAAATCGATATGCAAATTAGGATGGTATACGGTGGAGCTAAAGATAATGATCCAAGCGCTGATATAATAGTTGGTACCTTCCAATCTTTGTCTAGAAAAACCATCGATTACTACAAAGGAATTGACGTAGTATGTGTTGATGAAGCTCACCAAGGAAAAACTGTATCAGTTAAAAATGTATTGGACAAATGTAAAGACTCCAGAGTTAGATTTGGTCTTACTGGTACATTATGTGTAGATAATTCTGCTGACTATTATACGATAACTGCATATTTAGGTCCTTTGGTCAATACTATTTCACCAAAATTCCTATTCGATGAGGGATATGCTACTCCTGTAAAAGTAAAAATCATAAAACTTAACTATAAGAACACTGAAATACGGGAAAAACTTTACGAGTTAAGAAAATCGAAGGCTCAATTAGACGGTAGTCAGTTATTAGCATTAGAAAAGAAGATAGTTGTACAACATAAAGGACGTACAAGATTTATCATAGACTTATTAGCTAAAACTTCTAAGAATACGTTAGTCATGTTCTCTAATATAAAAGATAACTATGGCAGATCTATCTATGATGCATTAAGAGAAGAAACTGAAAAAGTTTGTTATTATGTAGATGGCGGTGTAAGTAAAGACCACAGAGAATATTACAAGAAAGATATGGAGAATGGAGACAATAAAATTCTTATTGCTTCATTTACTACATTCTCCACTGGTATATCGATAAAGAACATTCATAATATCGTATTCATTGAATCATACAGATCAGAAATAATCATTAAACAGTCTATCGGTAGAGGAATGAGATTATTAGATGGAAAAGAAAAGGTAAATATTGTCGATATAGTTGATGATTTATCTTGGCAAACAAAATCTGATAAACAGAGTGACAATTATCTACTCAAGCATGGTAAAGCAAGACTAGAATTCTATAAGCAGTATACTGAAGAGATTTCAATGCATAATGTTTCATTGTAATGATATATAAGAAAAAATCTAATATGAAATTACTGAAATTTAATGAGTTCCTCAATGAAGATAAAATGCCATTGAGTGATCAATTCGAAGAATATACAGTTAATGACATGGGTGAAGGTAAGTTTATTGTCAATATAGATAATGTAGATCGTCAATTTTCAGTAGTTCCCATTCCAGATGACATGGACACTTACGTTAATCTTTATCATGACTTAAATAATGCTATTAATTCAAAAAGTCCTCTAGCTATTTACAATCTCATAAAGAGAGCAGAGAAACTGCCATACAAATTCGGCAATTTATTTCCACTAGAATTATCGTTGAATAACATAAGTGAACTTAGTACTACTTTAACTGAAGATCAACAGAATCAACTTAAGTTGTCTGAACATGATTTCTTGAAGAATAACTTTGCTACATTAGATAAGTCTCTACGTGCTACCATCATGAAATATCTATACGATATATCGAAAATGTATGCGATCGTATTAGAGTCATTATTCTATTACACAAGAACCGGAAAATCAGATACTTTCTATGATAGTATGGATTACAGTCAGATTATTAAGACGTATGACGATTTGATTAAAAAGTATTTGTCTGATGCCAAAGGTCCTTTCGATATAAAAGGACAAACTATTGATTCTCCATCTGAATTTGCGTATTGGTCTTTCAATAAAGATACGTACTATATCAGAGCTACCACATCTCCTAGTGATTTAAACTCAGAAGAAAATATACGTGGTGTAAAAGGACTTAGCTTAACTATTCTGGATAGTGACAAACAAGAAATTTCAAAAGAATTTGTATCTATACCGTTAGATAGTTTTCCGTCAGCATTGAAAAAATTAAGAGATAGATAATTTATCTTTTGATCATTTTTATGTTATTTTATCAAAAATGAAATAGAAATGGGTGGAAATTCAAGAATAATAGATAGACAAACAGGAGATATTAAAGGTTATGCCGAAAAAGTAGATCTGACCATGTTCAATAGAACAGAATTGACTCGACGTATGTTGGGTCTTTTTTCGTATATAAATGTTGAATTCTTTAAGAATTACGGCGTATTTATTTGGAAGTTCGAAGACTTAACTGAAGCATTAGTTTTTACAGGTAGTTCAAAACACTTATTCAACTCTGAAATCACAGATCAAGATTTCATAAAGCATAAACCCATAATCGGTGATATAGACATTGCATTTCCAAAAGATTATTATACTGATCTTGCTGAATTGTTACAAAGCCTTGAAGGTGAAACATTAGTAGAAGGCATAACATATCTTGGACAAGACCGCAATAATTTCAATACTACTTTTCTGTCAGTATTCGAATACAAATCTGGCAAAGATAAGGTTAACATTCAGATAGACTTTGAATCGAATGAGTGGGATATGGAGAAAAATGAACCTACAGAATGGACATTATTTTCTCATAGTTCTTCATGGGAAGACATATGTCTTGGATTCAAAGGTGTTCATCATAAATTCTTACTTATAAATCTTGTTCGAGCATTATCTTCTAATCCAAATGCAGTTGTTGCTACTAAATCATCTACACCAGACAATATAAAATTATGTACGGGTAAGAAAGCTGATTTAGTTCCGAGAATGTTAGCATTTTCTGTTGACAAAGGATTACGTCAAAAATACGCTCCCATGATAGATAAGAATGGCTATAATGTATATAAAGATGGAAAATTAGTTATTCAAGAGATTCCAGTCGAGAATTCTACTTATACAACAGCTGTGAGTGAAATCGTATATGGATTAGTTGATAGTGTCTTCGATATCTATAAACCCGGAAATGACACATGTATTCTAGAAGTTAGTAAAGAAGAGATAGAAGACTTCTATTCAGTTATAGGTCTATTAGATTTTATGAAGAAACGTCTATTAAGAGAAGATATAGCAAAATGTTTCATGTTTATTGTACATGAAAATCTTTTTGGAACACATGCACAACTACTAGAAAAAGAGGACTTGGAGCTAGATCGAAAAATAAAAGACAAGCTTTGGATAGCGTTAATGAATAAATTTTTCTATTTGCATGATGAATATTACGATATAGTACTAACTTTAAGAAAAAAATATTATCAAGATAATGCTAAGATATAATGACATATTGCATGCACAAAAACGTGGAAAACGTTGGGATGCATTGAAACTTACATATAAATCACTGAACCAGTTAAGTAAAACACATTCATTAAAATGCAACTGTTCACAATGTAGAATGATCACATATTTGAAAAGATTAGAGAATAAACAACAAAGATTGCAGCTAAAAACAGATTTAAAGAACGAATTGAATGATTAAAGGTATGTTAGATTTGTCTATCAAAAACGTAATGAAAGTGATAGACAATGAAGAAAAAGCTGAAAAATTCTTAGATGAAGAATTCGATACTATATCTGAAAAGATAGACGGTATAAAAATAAATATGTACAGAAAGTATGCACCATGGAATGCTGAAGATCTGTTTTCTAATTTTGTCATCTCTTATAAAAAGATGATTCTATATCCAGAAGATATGTCAGAATATTTGTTTGGCATTCTTAAATTAGATATTGAAAACGAATCTATAGGAGATGCACAATTCTATTACATATTTGAATTACTTAGAAAGTCAGAGAAATATTTATCGATGCTTCCTCAAAATACTGAATTCTTTTTTGAATATGTGGTAAGAAAACCTACTATTTCTAGAGAATATAAAAAGCTTCATAAACTTATACTTTTAGGGTATGCTAATTCCTCAGCTATAGCGCGATTTGGTTATGTTACCACTTTTCCAAATCAGATGGAAACTATAAATAATAAAGAATATGCAGCTCTTATAGGATGTGATACTCCTAAAGTATTTTTTAAGAATTTTAAGTTTCATACTAATCATCTATTACCTCATGGTGTCTCTATAACTAATTTATCGAAAATAACTGCTATCAGGAAATATCTACTTGACTTGCCGTCAGCTTATGGTGGCAAAATAGAAGGGGTGGTATTACAGAAAGGGAATGAATATTACAAATTTGTTCAAGATGACCAATACGATAAAATCCATAGAGCAACTATAAAAGATAAATATGAAATGCCAAAAGATGAAGAAAATCTTTATTTTCTTAAATTGAAGGCACTAGCAAATAAGACATTTGAAGATTTTGCAATACATACAGATATTCAAAATCCGGAGAAATGTTTAGCTATACTTTCTAGTTTAGCTTATATGAGAAAGCAAGATCTGCCTTTTCATTCGAAAAAGACGAATTTCCAAATTAGAGAAGATTTCTTTCATGTTTTAAAATACTTATATATTCATAAACATGATGATAACACGAATACTCTATTCATTGGTAGAATGCAACCTCCAACCTCTATACATATAAACATAATCAAGAATCTGTTATTAAAGTCAAAAGGAGTATGTGTGGCTATAGTAAAAGGCAAAAAATCTGAACAGAAAAATAATCCTTTTAGTTTCGAAACGATAAAAGAAATTATAGAATACGTATTCCCTGTAGGTGTAGAAGTAATAGAAGTATCTACTGGCAATATTATAACTGCTATTAATACGTCGACTCTTGTAATATCGAAAGTAGCAGCAGGATCTGATAGAATCGAAACATACAGAAATCAACTCTTAAATAACCCTGAGATACAAGTTATAGAATTTGTAAGAGAAGATGATGTATCAGCTACTAAACTTCGAAAAGCACTTGCAGACAAAGATATAGAAACTTTTAAAAAATATACTGATGAACAAACATGGATATTCTATGAAAGCTTGCAATCCTTGTACACAGAAAACAATATTTGTATTAGCTAAAAATGTCTCTGATTTTTATCGGTATATGACCACGTTAGAATATACAGATGATGCAATTTATTACATAACGTGTATGGGAAATTTACGAGGAAGACGCAATCCTGATGAAATAGTTTTTCTAGACAATTTTTATGAAAGTAAAGATACAATAGAAGCATTCTGGCAATTAATGGATAGATATCCGAATTTTTTCATTTTCAAGAATATAAAAACACAATATACAAAAATACCGATAATATGAAAGAAGAAGTAATGAAACAATTTTTAGAAGATACCGAAAAGGGTAACGTAATAGTAGATTTTTGGGCTACTTGGTGTGGTCCTTGTAAGACAATTTCACCTATTTTAGATGAGTTATCTAAAGAAGCTGGTATCAAAGTGGTTAAAATTAACGTAGATGACATTTCAAATACTGCCCTTTTAAAGAAGTTTAATGTTAGAAATATTCCTACATTAATTTGTTTCAAAGATGGTGTAGAAATAGACAAGAAAATAGGGATGCAAAGTAAAGAAGCTTTATTAACGGTTTTTTCTAAGTAATCATGGAAGAAAAGTTTGGCACTATAGCCGATTTTGGTGAAAAGGTGACATTGTATAGAAGTATGGATAGAAAACAAGCATCGGGTTTTTTTACATATTCCGATGCTTCTGATCTATATTTCGATATATTAATAGTTCGAGGAAATAGACGTGTCTATATTAAATATCCAGGAACTGAGCATTTTATTGAGATGTTTGGTGGAACCTCCGGTGCTCATTATAAAGGTAAATGTGGAAATCAGGAGAACTATGTTATCGAAAATGTATGGGAAGATGCTACATATAAACGTAAAATATCTCTACATGTTTCTGACACGTATGCATTTTTGAAAACTTTTTCTGCCTTTGATTTTTTACAAGTCGTTACAGATTTAGATACAGTTTTTCCGATTTATCAGTGCAAGTATTTAAAACTTCCTACTGATGTAAGAGGTATTTCATATTGTTTCAATCTTCCATTTGAACTAAATGGCTATGGGGTAATCGATTATCCTGCCTTCAATTTTGATTATAACAATCAACGTTTACAAATAGTGATAGATAAGTCTGTTCAAGAATGGAAAATAACTTCTTTTTCTAGATACAGAGATGGCGGAACGACAATTATAGAAGCTACAGATTCTAAAGGTGATAGTCATAAGCTTTATTTTCCTAGTCCTTGGAAAAAGGAAGCAGTACCGGATTTCGACGGTATCGAAATAGAATATGTGTCCGATATAAAACGTGAAGAATTAATAAAGATTTTAAGTTTAACAGTTTTACCAGATAAAGATGATAGCAAATAATCGTATAACACTTCTAAATAACATAGAAGTCGATTTCAATTTACCGAAGTATAAAGATCGAGAAAATCCTACATCAGTAAATACTTGGGGAGTTATATCTTCAAATGTAAATAGATTAACTGAAGATTCACATTTGGAGTATCTCAAGTATCTCTATGCCAATGCTCCTACGGTATATCTGAAGTTTAAGATATGGCTCTACAGAAAAATGTATGGACATAATTTTGATGCTAAACTGCATAAAATATCGAAGTTTAACCATATCAAGTCATTCTTCGATTCGATCAAGAATAATGTACGTGAGCTTGAAAAATCCACTATTGAGGAAGTTCTGAATAAATATGATACTGTACTACAGAATGCGAAAGATAATAATCAAGTGGCACTAGTAGAAAAGATTGAAGCATTTGCGGAAACTCTAAAATATGAATTGACATTAAGTGTAGCAAAATATGGTAAGAAATATTTAACAGAAGCAGATATTGTAGCTTTTCATAGTAAAGCTTCTGTTCACGATAAATATAGAACTGGATTATGTCTAACGTATATCAAGAATTTCGTAAAAGTTATTCCTGAGTCTGTTTCAAAAAAGAAGAAGGCCGCTGATACATTAAATGTCTTCGACAACTATGTCATATTACATTACGATCCTCTCGGATCGGCAAGTGCTGATACTAATGCAGAAAAAGAAAAGAAAAAAGATCCTATTCTGTTCGGTGTAATAAAAAACTCTAGAAACCTCTATTTCATAGATGATTGGATAGATGACTATTGTGATCTTACTTTAGATACAATCATAAAAACGATAGGTAAAGAAGCTTCTGAAATAACAGAAGATAGTATTCTTATTGAACTAGATAATATCTAAAACAAAGGGACGGAAATTTAATTTCCGTCCCTTTTTATTTGAGTATGTCATAATACTTTTTAAATCTTGCCAATCGATCATCTAGTCCAATCGTACCACCGTTTATACGTTTAGTTAATTGTATTACTACATTATTTGTAGCACCTTGATCGCATATTTTCCACAGATTGTTCTTACTGAAATAAAAAGCTGCAGATGATAACGGATATTTAGTAGCTACTAATCCTGGAGATTCCATGATGTCTTCAGTGACTAATTTATCAAATTCTGCATAGTTGACTCTTCCTGTAAGTTGGATATATCCTCTTCCTGAATATTTGTATCCGTCTCCACTTGCTTCATTTCCATTTCCATTCTGATTAGCATATACGAAATTGCCTATCTTATCTGGTTGTCCTGCTAACTCTTTAGCTTTTTTCTTTTCTGAATCAGATATTACTTTATCATGATTAACGTCAAAGTCATGTTTGAATATCTGTACCATTCTATCTTCAGAATAGTTTAAATTTTCTTTTACGACTGAAAAACCACCACTTTCATGAGCACATTGAGATAAAAAATGTGCTAATCTTAGATTAGTTGTTATATTGAACTTTTCAGCTGTTATTGGAATTTCTGCTAAAACTGAATCAGGAATAATACCCTTCAGTTTATCGATTTTTAATGTTTCTGCCATAGTATTTAGTTTTATTTATAATTTATATATCTATTCAATATGAAAACAATGTATGAATTAGAAACATATCGTATTGATATTGTATAGTTGTTTTTATATGATACATGTACAGATATGTCTAAACTTTTTCAACAGACATCTAATAACTTAAAATAAACCATATTCATGGGAGAAATTAAATATGCAGCTATAGTACCGCTTATCGGCGGTATGATCTTAGGAGCACAGAAGGCCACACACGGTCAAAAACCAGAGTTCATTCTCAGTTACCCTCCATTCTTAGGAAACGATAAGATTCTTACAGATTACATGCCTGAAGTACCTTATCACACTATTGATCCTGAGACTAATCTGTTACCTACAGATACTTCATTACCTGAAGTTGATTTTATCAGTGCATTATGTCCTTGTGCTGGTCTTTCTCAATTAAATTCTGCTGCATCTAGAGGTGCTAATGCTCCCCAAAATGAATGGATGTATAAGACTGCTGAGTTTGTTCTTGAACAGATAAAACCGAAAGTATTTTGGGGAGAAAATGCTCCAGCTCTTTATGGTGTTACTGGATTACCCGTAGCTGAACGTTTAAGAGAAATAAGTGAACGTAATGGATATTCTATGTCATTACTTAGAACTTCTAGTACATTGCACGGGGTTCCACAGAAAAGACAACGTACATTTTACTTTTTCTGGAAAGGTACAAATGCTCCTATTCTAAATTGGTACAGTAGAGCATTACCTACACTTAAAGAATATTTTATGCAAATGCCCGTTGCTTGGCTAGATACAGATGAAGTTGAAACTAAAACTTTAGCTCTAGTTAAAGATCCGCTATATCAGTGGCTTAGACATGAACATGGAGACGACTGGCGTTCACATGTACTAAAAATGGGAAAATCGTTAATGGATGTAGTACTATTAAGCGGTAAAATAGATGACTATTTAGAATTCGTGAAGAATAGTGATGATTATTCTGAAGAGGCTTATAATAGAGCTAAACATGCTAAACATAAAAGAGAGATCGGAAAGAACTATTGGGATTTCAGTCCATTTATACCAGCCGAATATACAGGAGCATTGACAGGAGCTAGAATGAATATGATCCACCCATTTGAAGATAGATTTATGACATATAGAGAATTAGCACATCTTATGGGTCTTCCTATCGATATGAAAATACCAACAGAAGCACCAGGTAAGATTTTTCAAAACGTGCCCTCTATGACTTCTGCAGATTGGACTACTGAAGTTATCAAATACATAAATGGAGAGTTAGAAGACTCTGGTGTAAAGTTTTTGCATCAAGATAATATTCAACAAAAGATTGAATTAGAACAACTAAAATCTAAAGAGATAACAGCACTATTTTGATATATAGAAGAAACTATGTTTTTAGAAGGTAAACCGCTTATACTTAATGACAATACTAAATTTCTCTGTATAGAAGCAAGTACTATTAATGCAGTGCCTAGAGAAGTTGCTACTATTTTAGAACAAGCGTTAGATCATAATAGACGTAAATTTAGAGTTAAATTTTCTGCAGCTAAAATATACATAGATGGTCACACAGTTGTAGAACTTTACTTGGTTCATTATAATGAAGGAGGCCAGATATATCCCAACTCTGACAGAGATCTGATCATATCAGCAGACGGCAAAGTCACATCTGATCCATCATGCAAATTTGAGACATCA